ATTTTTCAGACAGGATCAGGAACGATTTAGCCGTTTAAATGCTGCAAATGATTTAGCAGATAGTCAATTTGCTGCTACCGACCTGAATGAGCAAAACTCTTTAGATGGTTTGAATGCTCAATTCGAAGCTGGACTAATTAAGCAGCAGGATTTCGAAAACCAGAAAACAGCAATCATTCAAGCTGCTCAGGACCAACGCAATCAGATTGCTGCCGAATATGCTCAGAATGCTCAGGATATTGAAGATAAATATCAGCAAGATCGTTTGAACACCCAAATTGCATTTGGTGGCCAAATGATGGGTTCTCTTACATCTATGTTTGGTTCAATGTTTGGAGAGCAATCTAAAGCTTACAAAATCATGTTCGCTGCAGATAAAGCTTATGCGATTGCAGCTGCTGGTATTGCGATTCAGCAAAATATTGCAGCAGCTTCAAAAGCTGGTTTTCCTCTTAACTTACCGTTGATTGCTGGGGCAGTTGCTCAAGGGGCTAGCATTATTGCAAACATCCGGGCAATCAAAGATCAAGGCTTTGCTGAAGGTGGTTACACGGGTCGAGGTGGGAAATATGAAGTTGCTGGAGCTGTGCACAAAGGCGAGATTGTATGGTCTCAAGAAGACATTAAAAGATGGGGGGGAGTTGGTTTAGTTGAGAAAATGCGTAAGAGTGCAAACCCTGAAGCTTTTCTCAATAACAATGCCTCGGCTGATAGTGTCATGCGCCGTGCAATGATGAGCTCTAGTGCCTTTATAGAAAGCCAAAAGCAAGCTGACATCTTTAATCAACCGGTTCAAGATACTCAGATTATTTATAAAGGTAATGGTAGCGTACCTACTGCAGCATCTTCGGCAAGTTCTGACCTATTCCATGATGGCAAGGTCTACTTCTCATCCAATGGCTTAGTTCAGGATCGTTCAAATCTGGATGATGTTCAGGATTTTACTTTAGGACGTACTTCACGCCCTCAAGCTGAGATTATGCCTTCAATTGAGCCTGCTTCACCGACAATCAATTTCAAAATTGAAGTGATTAATCAGGTGAGTGGAGCGACAGTTGAAGCTGAACAACTGGATGAGCAAACAGTCCGGATCATTGTTACAGATGAACTGGATAAGCAGCTTCCAAGAAAGGTACCGAAACTTGTTAGTGATCAAATCGGTAATCCAAACTCAACTATTAGTCGGTCTTTGACTGAGAATACGACAGCAAGACGGAATCGTTAATTTAAAAGCTACCTTTAGAGGTAGCTTTTTTAAATAAATTAGGACAAAATTTCAAAAAATTGGTGAATATTCTTATGCTTCCTCCAGTTCCTAAAACTAAGTCATCAGAAGTAACCGATATTATTAACTCTGCTGTTCCTACTGGATCGATAAGTGAATTTCAGTATTTTAGATGTAAACGGTTGCTTAATGATATTAAAGAAACTGAGCCATTAGATTGGTTTTTATTAAGCAATAGTATTATTGAAATGTATTTTGATAATCCTGTTCTTGCGCATCAATACGCTCGAGAAGTACTGAAAATTAGCAATAGTGTATCGATTTTATCGAATCTTTATTTTGTTTTTCTTAGCTCAGTAGATTTTTCTGGCGCTAATGAAAATATTGATAAAATTATTAGTTTGTGTAGTAAACAAAATTTACCCTTAGAAAGTTTTATTCCTATAGACTTCAAACCTATAACTTATTTTCTAGACGGAATTTTAAATGATGATTTAAATTATTATAAAAGATTGAAAAAGGAAGACTTTAATGAATTTATTCAGCTTTTTGAAATTAAAAATAAACTAGAAATTGATTCTAGTGTCTTGAAACATATCGGTTCAATTCTTTTTAAATGCTTTAACTCTAGGAATGTTAGGTGCCGAAAATATGAATATAGTTTTATTGATGATGAATTTTTGATATTGCTTTATGTCGATAGAAGTTTTGATGAGATTGATGCCATGAATTCAGAAATATTTAGTAAATGCTATGATGAGGGCTTAATTGATGAACTGAATAAACTTTCATATTTTATTATTCCTTATGAAGTGGGCGTGGATTGAAAAATGGCTACTACAGATACTCTAAATTACTGTTATGAGCTATTAGGTAATTCCACAAAATATGATGAATGCCACAAAAGGAATATTATAGGGCGTGCTTATTACCATGCTTTTTATGAAGTCCGGCATCATTTAGAACAACGACTATTATGGCCAGTAACAAACACAAAATGTGGAGCTCATGAAAAAGTCTATAGCAGACTTAGTGGTTACCCTGCGGGTTCAACGTCTGTAATGATTCAGAAAAGAGCTGCTGAAATCAAAAATCGAATACAAAAATTAAAGAGGTTTAGAACAACAGCTGACTATCATCTTCACCTAACGATTTCAAATAAATTAATAAACTATATTTTACATGAATCTAGTCAGATATCTGAAGAAATATCAAGACTTTAGTTGTTAAAGATACTTTTATACCGACCCATTATGAGGTCGGTTTTTTATTGACTAAAGGAAAGTTATGTACAAGTTAAAGCTAAATCCTCAGACCAGCGGCTATGGCGTAACACCGGGTGATGATGTGAAACGTCAGCAGATGGATGGCGGTCGTGGTCGCTATTACATCGATGTGAAACGTAACAGCCACATTGTTGATGTGAACTGGAACTTAAGTAAAACAGATTTCAATAAAATGATGGCTTTCTGGCGGATCTATCAGAATAAGCCAGCTTCATTCTATGCAGACTTGGTGATTGATCAGGGAACACGTCAGCAATATTTATGTAACTTCATTCCCAACTCGTTCAAGACCAATGAAGTGAATGGCAACCTTTACCGGGTAAATGCACAGCTCGAAGTTGTTCAAAACCAGCCTAACCTTATCGCTGATCAGGCACTTATCAAAGATTGGGAGGTCTAATGGATAACGAATATGCCAAATTCTTTTTCAATCGAAAAGTAGATGTTTATCAACTGGAATGTATTGAACTATCACACCCTTCTTTTATGAATACTTACCGGGTGGTACGTAATGATGACCGTGGAGTGTATGTTCAGCACAATGAAGGCGCGGGGCAAGTATTTTACGAATACCTACCAATGACAATTCAAAGATCCGGAATGCTCGGTGATTTGGACCAAACTTTGACCGTTTCAATTTCTGGACTTGGTGACATTTTGCCGGATGAGTTTGAACGGGTAATAGAAGGTCAATTTCCGGATGTAAAACCAACAGTTAATTATCGGCTTTATAGTTCAGATAATTTAAATACACCGATGCATTATCTGCTTGGCTTACAACTCGCCGGTGTTTCAATGAACCATAAAGCTGTGACGTTCAAAGCTGAATCTCCACGATTAAATACCGCTAAAACTGGAGATATCTTTGCACTAGACCGCTTTACTGGTCTCAAGGGGGCTATATGAAAAGTCATGATCATTTGCTTGATAGACAATATGACGAGGAAAACTACAACTGTGTTCATTTTGCTCATGAAGCTGCATTGGATCTATATGGAATAGACCGGGCGGAAGCACTTGAATTTTTTATGAAGCCTATTAAAGAAAAGGTATTTCTACCATCAAGATTAAAACTTTTAAATCCACTGCCCATGCCCAAGGAAGGCTGCATAGTCGCCTTTCACTCGAGATACCGAAACAAGCCCCCACATGTGGGGCTTTTTCGTTTGGGTCGTGTTCTACATTTGATGGAAGGCGGAGTTACTTTTTTATCCGAAGAAGTGATCAAGGCAATGGGTTTTAGTCGGGTCAGTTACTATGATTAAGATTATTTATAAAAAAGATGCTTTGTCTGAAGAAAAGACGATTGAGCAGGCTCAAACCATCGGACAATGGCTTACTTCAAAATATGACCATATGCCTGAGCATGTCCGTATTTTTCATACCACAAGCAATATGGATCATGCAGAAATTTCATTTGCGAATGAAGTCACGCCGAAGAATGCATATGAATTAAAGCAGCTCGATTTCTTGCCAGGCACTTTCATTGTAATTGAGAATCCCAAGGGTATAGACCCCATAACTCTAGCTTGGATAGCGGTTGCTTCTATAGTTATGGGTGTGGCTGTTGCATTATTAATGCCTGTGCCCTCAATTACCCAAACCAACCAGAATAACAATCAATCCTCGTCTGCAAATAACGAATTATCAAACCGTGAAAATAAAACTCGCGTAAATGGTCGTATCGCAGATATTTATGGTGCCGCTCACGATACCCCTGATCTGATTACTGTGCCTTACAAGGTATATGAAAACAATGTCGAAGTAGAGCATGTAGTCGGTTGTATTGGTCGTGGTCACTATAAAATTAACGGTGCATATGACGGTGAAACCAACATTGTTGATATTGCCGGCGCATCGGTAGAAGTCTTTCGACCAGGTGTAGATATTGTTTCAGGTGAGCCATATTTTTCGCTTGGTACCGAAATTACCACGCCGCCACTAACGGTTCAGCATCAAACTTCTGTTAATGGCCAAGTTCTCCGTCCAGCAGATACGCAGTCTTTAGAAGGTACGAACTATCTTCATTTTGCATATCCAAACGAGATCCTTCGGGCATCTGCAAACAATACGGATTTAACCACTAAGTTTGTTAGTAATGACCGCGTAGAAATCACCAATACCTCATTCACGTTTAACGGCCAGACTTATGATTTAAACGGTACATATGGCGTTCTATCGGTAGCTGATGACCGTATGGCATTGTCTAATCCGGCTGCGGTAAACCCCAACTGGCTAAAGCTAAAGGAATTATCAAATCAGCAAACTGGTGCTTTATCTCCAAAGCTTTCATCTATTGGCGAGAAGTGGATTGGGCCATTCATTCTAGACAATGTCGAACGAAGTCGGGTGCTGTGTAATTTTGTGGCCACCAATGGACTTTATACCGTTTCTTCAGGTGGAAATCAGGGAGCTGTAAACGTCACGATTGAAGTAGAAGTAACGCCGGTAAATGAATCGGGTGCAGCCATTGGCAATCCAATGCTGAAGCAGATCATCCTAAAGGGTTCAGCAAAGTCACGTCAGACAGTTGGTGCAACGCTGGATATGGTGACATTTCAAGGTCGCTGTAGTGTCCGCGCACGCCGTTTAACACCAACACCGGCGGTTACAACGGTAGTAGATGATGTGAAGTGGCAAGCACTATATGGTGCATATCCATTACAAAGCACAACGTATGAGCATGAAACGGTTTTCCGTGCACGTACATATGCAACGACTGGAGCATTGTCAGTTAAATCCCGCAAGATCAATTTTGATCTTCAGCGAATGTTGCCGACTTATAAAAACGGGGCAATGACAACAGAGCTATATCCA